AAACAAAAGTTAGATATTACGTGGTTAGCGATGACGGAAGAATTAATTCAGATAATAAACATACATATGCCGGTTATAAACCATTTTATAAATCATATGTAGCAACTCCGGTAACGGAAAACGAATTTAGAGGATTATAATGAAAGTAATAATAACAGAATCTAGATTACACAACATTGTAATTAAATTTCTAAACTCCGAATATGGAGATTTGAAATTGTATGATTATAATAAATTTCTCATTTTATTAATAAAAGATGGTGAAATTATATTTGATTACAATACAAAAAGTAATGTGGTACATATTTCATATAAACACATTGGACATTATTTGGAAAGTCTTTTCGGTATGGGAAATAGACAGATTGGTGAGGTTATTAAGTTATGGGTGGAGGAGTATTATAATTTACCAGTAAAGGCGGTAACTACCAATAACGATTTTCATGAAAATATTGTGTGGAGGGACATCTTAAAACAAATCAACAAAATATGAAACTAATAATAACAGAAAATAAACTATTCAATTCAATATACAATTATATTGATAAAACATTTAATTCAAGTAAAATGGATTGGGTTTATGGTATGGATGAAGATGAAGATGGATATCCTGATGTTGATAGAGAAAACGAAAACTTTTTAATGTTCTTTGAAGGTGATTATCAAGGTATTTATGATACTGATATTATTTTTTATTATTTTGATGTTGATTATTATAATACTGAACCATCACATAAACCTTTTAGAGATAAAGCACCAATTTTAGAAGTTATTGGTAAGCACGCGGAACATTTAGATGACATGTTTGAAGGACATTGGGAAGAACCTATGAAAAAATGGTTTGAAGATAATTTTAATTTACCTGTTAAATCAGTATCCACATATTACGATTATGAAAATTAAAATTAATGAAAGTCAATATAGAAGACTATTAGAAACCATTACCGACACAGAAGTGATTTGTGATGAGTGTGGTTGGTCTTGGGCTTTAGCCGATGGTGGAAACGACCCTTATATCTGTCACAAGTGTGGTCACGATAATGAGGAGAAAAAACATATAGGTGATAAAGTTATGGTTTATTATAACTTACACAAACACACCTTTTCAGTAACCTATGGTGGAAGAGTTATTACTCATGCCGACTATGTTAAATTATCAGATGTTGAATTTAGAGTTAGACAAGGTGGAAGAGAAAAAGTAGTTAGAGAAAAAAGTAAAAATGTTCATTCATTTGTAATTGGAACATTAATGGATTATTGTAAATATCCTTGTGAAAATTTACCAAGTGAACCAAATGATAACGTAGTTACCTATAATCCATATAAATACAATTCTTATGTTATAAAAGACACCGAAGAACCAATATACCGTGCCGGTGAAGTTGAAATGATAAACTTAAGAAACAAAATATTTATAACAAAACAATAACATGCCATTACCAAATAAAATAAAGAAAACAATTCCGTTAACCTTTCCAAAAACTCTTTACCCAAGAAGAGAACAACTATTGGAAAAAATTAATAAAGACGGAACTTATTTACCAAAATCAATTTTACACGCCGATTTGGATGGGGGTATGTTAAATTTTGTTCAAAATGAATTACAGACAATTGTGGATGGTCAAGTAATCCCAATGGTTGATATCATAATTACATCTCAGAACTGGTCACAATTTACCGAAACTTGGAATTTTCAAGATTTGGACTCAAACGTTTCCCCTCCGTTTATTACTGTTGTAAGAAACCCGGAAGTTAAATTCGGAACAAATCCTGCAACAATTTATAATATACCAAATAGAAAACAATATTTTTATGCTCAAGTACCAACTTGGGATGGAAATAGAAATGGTATGGATATATATAAAATACCTCAACCTGTTCCTGTTGATATTACATATAGTGTTAAAATAATTTGTAATAGAATGAGAGAATTAAACGCTTTAAATAAAAACATTCTTGAAATGTTTGCATCTCGTCAAGCTTATACAACTATCAAAGGTCATTATATTCCAATCATTATGAATAACATTACTGATGAGTCAGTTATGAATATTGATAAAAGAAAATATTATATTCAAAGTTATGATTTTACAATGTTAGGATTCTTAATTGATGAAAACGAATTTGAAGTTGCACCGGCAGTTTCAAGAGTTTTAACCGTTATTGAATTTGAAAAAGAATCGTTCACTCGTGGTCGAAGAAAAAATATTACAGACGAATCTACTATTACTAATTTTTTATTTGTTGTAGGAAACAATATTTTATCACAAATTTTTGATTATACCGTTGATTTAAATTTAGGTGATACAACCAACATTGAGTCGTATGATGTGTATCTAAATAATCTATATTATGGGTCTGATTTACTTCAAATTCAGATAAACACCAACGATGTTTTAAAAATAATTGTGGTTAAAAATGATGACTCACAAGAAGGTATTATTCAGTTAGATAATCAAATACTTTAGTTCTCACCATAAATATCCTTCTTTTCCTTACATTGGTCTACAATCATTCTTTCTAAAAAACGATACATTTTTATCCCCCTCTTTTCACAATAGGTCTTTAGGATGTTGTGAACCTCGATTGATATCTTTAGGTTCTTAATTTTTTTTTCGTTATCTGCCATGGTAGAATAAAGGCAGAATTTATTCTACCTAATTTATAAATACTTCTAACAAAGTAAAGTATTTTGGTTTTTTTGATAATATTTATCAATAAAAATAAATTTACAAATTAAAAAGACAAACTAATGGCATCAAATCAAAAAGTATTCGTATCTCCCGGAGTATATACTTCTGAAGTTGATTTAAGTTTCGTAGCACAAAGTGTGGGGGTTACCACGTTGGGTATTGTGGGTGAGACCTTAAAAGGTCCTGCTTTCGAACCTATCTTTATACGAAATTTTGATGAATTCACAAATTTCTTCGGTGGAACTTCTCCAGAAAAATTTATAAATACACAAATTCCAAAGTACGAAGCAGCTTATATTGCTAAATCATACTTACAACAATCTAACCAATTATTCGTAACGAGAGTTTTAGGATTATCTGGTTATGATGCAGGACCATCTTGGTCTATAACAACAAAAGCTAATGTTGACCCAACAACGGTTGATTTCTTTTGTGAAAGTGCAACAACGTTTAGTTGTATAACTGAATGTATTGACTTTAAAACAATTAATTATTCTATTGAATTCTCAGCATGTACTAACAGTATTGATAGTATAGTGTTTACTAACACATCTAATTTAGCTCCTGAGATATCTTCAATATTGTACGAACCTTACGAACAATTCGATGGTAGTATGAGTACATTGTATACTGATTTCTCTAAACAAATTTTTGATATAGTTTCAAAACCGGAAAAAGAAGATACTTCAATCTATTACTATGGGGCAATACCAACTAGTGTTTATTCAGGATTAAGTGAAGTATATACAGGTGAAACAAATGTTTATGAAGTTGATAATGTAAGTGCTAATTTATGTAATTATTCTGCACCACAAAATGACCCTTGGTATTACTCATTATTTGATAATATTGGTGATGCTGCTTATACAGGGTTTTCATTTTGGTCTGTTGTAACAGGATTAACATTAACACCTATTATTACAACAACAACTACGACTGACCCACATACAACAACTACTACGACTGACCCATGTACGACTACAACATCAACATCAACTACTTCAACAACAACCGCAAAACCGGTTCATTGTTATACAGGTACATTGATAGGTGTTATTTATGTCTACTCGGGAACAGCATATACAGATTATGATGATTTAGTAATCGCTACGTTACGTTCAAGAGGTCTTTCAACATATGGTTTAGATGATGGTCCGGTTTATGAAGTGTCAGGATTAACTGATGTTACTTTAGATTGTACAGGAACATATTCTGGTGTAACTAAAAATCCATTTTCAACTTTTGGTGTTAACATCACAAGTAAAGATGGTGACCAATATTTCTTTGAAACATCCTTTTCAAACTCTGACCCTAAATATGTAAGTAAAGTATTTGGAGCGTCTAACTTCTCTAAACCAAGAACTGTAGTTCCGTTATTTGTTGAAGAAAGATTCCAAGCTTTATTAACAAATGCTTGGAGAATGGGTTATATTAGAGGTTTAAATTGTGAATTAACTGCTTTACCTGATGCTCGTCAAGAGGCTAACCCAACATCAATAGCATTTTATTTAGAAAAATATCAATCTCCGGTATCACCTTGGGTTGTTTCTGAATTAAGAGGTAATAAAGTTTATAACTTATTTAAATTTACAACAATTGCTGATGGTGATTCTGCTAACGTTGATATTAAGATATCGTTAGCTAATATGTCATTTAACAATGGTACTTTTGATGTATTGGTTAGAGATTTCTTTGATACAGATTCTGCACCGGTTGTTCTTGAAAAATATACTGATTGTACAATGAATCCTCAAGAAAATTCATTTGTTGGTAAAAAAATTGGTAGTTTAGATGGGGAATATCCTTTATTATCAAGTTATATTATGGTTGAGATTAACGAGGATGCTCCGATAGACGCACTTCCTTGTGGATTCTTAGGATATGATTATAGAGAATATGCTGGTGTAAGACCACCATTCCCATTAATCAAAGCTAAATACTACTATCCTGGTGAGGTTGTTTATAACCCACCATTTGGTTTAGCATCAGGTGCGGACGACACAACTACAAGTGCGGGTGATAATGTAAGAAGAACTTACTTAGGTATTTCAGATACTGAAGGTATTGACGTTGATTTCTTCCAATATAAAGGAACAAGAATTCCAGCAAGTGTATGTTTTAATACTGAAGGTTTACCTTGGAACTTTAGAACAAAAGGATTCCATATGGATAAAAACGCAAGTGGTATTACAATTCCTAATGTGTTTGTTACTAGTGGTACACCGGCGTTCTTCTGTGGTGATGCACCATTTACGTCAGACCCTGATGACCCTGAAAATCCTTATTATAGAATTTTTGCTCGTAAATTTACTTTACTTGTTAAAGGTGGTTTTGATGGATGGGACATTTATAGAGAATTTAGAACAAATAAAGATGAATTTGTATTAGGTAGACGAGGTTACTTAAAAGGAGCTTGTTCTACCGCAAGATACCCTTCCGCGACAGGTTGGGGTGCATTCAAACAAATTAGTGTTGCAGGTAATACTCAAGATTTTGCGAATACCGATTATTACGCTTATTTATTGGGTCAAGAAACATTTGCAAATCCTGAAGCGGTAAACATTAACGTGTTTGTTACACCGGGTATTGATTATGTAAATAACTCTAATTTAGTTGAAAATGCTATCGATATGATAGAATATAGTAGAGCGGATTCATTGTACGTTTGTACAACACCTGACTACAAGATGTATGTTCCTTCGACAGGTAATCAATTTGATTTTATTTACCCACAAGAGGCAGTAGATAATTTAGCAAATTCAGGTATTGACTCTAACTACACGGCTACTTACTACCCTTGGGTATTAATGAGAGATACGGTTAACAATACACAAATTTACTTACCAGCAACTGCTGAGGTAACGAGAAACTTAGCGTTAACAGACAACATCGCTTATCCTTGGTTCGCGGCTGCGGGTTACACGAGAGGTATTGTAAATGCGGTTAAAGCGAGAGTTAAATTGACTCAAGAGAATAGAGATACTCTATATCAAGGTCGTTTAAATCCAATCGCAACGTTTTCAGATGTTGGAACAGTAATTTGGGGTAATAAAACTCTTCAAATTAGACAATCGGCTCTTGATAGAATCAACGTAAGAAGATTATTACTTCAAGCTCGTAAATTAATATCCGCAGTTTCTGTTAGATTATTATTTGAACAAAACGATGCTAAAGTAAGACAAGATTTCTTAGATTCTGTTAATCCAATATTAGATTCGATTAGAAGAGATAGAGGTCTTTACGATTTCCGAGTAACAGTTTCGTCTGACGCAGCTGACTTAGACAGAAATCAAATGACAGGTAAGATTTACATCAAACCAACCAAATCGTTAGAATTTATAGACATTACGTTCTATATCACTCCAACAGGAGCATCTTTCGAGAATATATAATAAATAAAATTATGGCCCATTGTAATAGTGGGTCATAATTAAGCCAAATAACAATTATGTTTAATAAAAAAATTTTAAAAGAAGGTATTGATGATGCAGGGGCACCTGATGAAAAATACTACGCATTTGATTGGGATGATAACATTGTTACAATGCCAACAAAAATTATTTTAAAAGATGATGAAGGTCGTGAAGTAGGTATGTCCACTGAAGATTTTGCAGATTATAGAACGGAAATTGGTAATCAACCATTTGAGTATAATGACCGTACTATTGTTGGTTTTGCTGATGAACCTTTTAGATATTTTAGGGATAAAGGTGACAAACAATTCATTGTTGATGCTATGTTAGCAAAACCAGGTCCGGCTTGGGGTGATTTTGTTGAGGCAATCAATAATGGGTCAATTTTTTCTATAGTAACGGCAAGAGGTCATAATCCGAATGTACTTAAACAAGGTGTTTATAATTATATTGTGTCAAACACAAACGGTATAAATTCTAATGAATTAATTAAGAATTTAGAAAAGTATCGAGATTTGGCGGATGAAGAAGAATTATCTAAATCAGAAATGATAAAAGAATATTTAGATATGTGTCGTTTTTATCCTGTGTCTTTTGGTGAGGGTTCTGCAACAAATCCGGAAGAAGGAAAAATTAAAGCTTTAGATGAGTTTGTTGAATACGTTAAGAAAATGTCTAACCATATTCAAAAACACGCTTACTTTAAAAATAAAATTAGTAATTATTTTGTACCTAAAGTAGGTTTTTCTGATGATGATATAAGAAATGTGGATGTAGTTAAAAAACATTTTGAGAAAGACCCTGAAAATATTATTAAAACTTATTCAACAGCAGGAGGAATAAAAAAAGAATATTAAATAGTTATAATTAAAAAGAATTAATAAAAAAAACTAGTAAATAAAAAAACTAGTATTAAATAAACTGGACTAGAAGAGAATGATAATAAATTAAATTCTAAAAGTCAACTAAAATATTTTTTAAATAGTGATATTTATTAAATAAAGATAAAATAAATAAAATTAAAAACAAATTGAAATGGCTGATTTATTAATGAAAATGCCCATACCTTACGAACCTAAAAGACAAAATAGGTTTATATTACGTTTTCCTTCAACATTAGGGATTAATGAATGGTTCGTAGAATCGGCAGCAAGACCAAAAATAACAATTAATCCTGTTGCGATTCCATTTTTAAACACTGAAACATATGTTGCCGGTCGTTTTACTTGGGGTACAATAAATGTTAAATTCCGTGACCCAATTGGACCTTCAGCGTCTCAGGCACTTATGGAATGGGTACGTTTATGTGCTGAATCAGTTACCGGACGTATGGGGTATGCT